ATAATACGAGAAACAAAAAAAATAATATAATAGATAAAAGTGTAAATATAGGTGATGTTTTACAAAGTATATGTGAACTAAATGAAAATGGTACATGTACAGTTCCTTCTTCAACAAATGAACCAGCTATTACTCTTGATGATATTCTTAATTTATGGGATGGAATTAGAGAGACACCAGGAAGAATATTAATTATATCTTCAAATCATTATGACAAATTAGACCCTGCTCTTATTAGACCAGGAAGAATTGATATTACTCATGAGTTAAGTAACGCAAGTCATAATACAATATCTGAAATATATTTACACCTTTTTTGCAACAAAATAGATAAGACTATTTTAAAAACAGTCAATGAATATTTTTACTCTCCTGCAGAATTAATAAATATGTTTGTTTCGTATAAAAATGAAAAGGAATTCATTGAAAGATTAATTCAAAATATAAAAATTTAAATAAATATTTGTTCATCATAATGTATTTTATGGAATCTTTTATGATGATTATTTTGGTTAATTTTTTCTTCAACGGCTAAAACTGGAGATATTAAAGCTCTATTTCCATCTTTAGTAATTATAATGTCAGCTATAAAATCACTATTTTCATCTGCATAATTTTTATAATACTTATCAATCAAATACTTAGCATGTTTTCTATTCAATATATACATTTGCGTTCCTACTAAATTATCTGGGTAATTATGATAAGTATAAATAGGTTTTTTAGATGTCTTTTTTTTTAAACTATAACCACAATTTTCTTTGCTTTCAGTGACAACAAAATTTGTAAGATATCCTAAAAGTAAAATGTCTAAATTAAGTATATTAAAATCTGATAATACCTTTGGCAATATATCAATTAGCTGTTTATGTATATGAATATCATTCTCACAAAATATTCCATAACATTTATCAGATTTATAATAAAAATTAAAAATCATATCTAAATGTCCATAACAACAAGACCATTCACTTAACAATTTTTTGCTTAAATTTCTATTTATAAGTCTTGGGTCATTGTATTGAACACCGTCATAAAATTTATAGTTTATGCCTAGTTTTTCAAAACGTTTACACATATTGGTTTTTCTCTCTTCATCATTGAAAGATAAACAATAAAACTTGCAATTCGACAAACTTAACATTCTATATTTAATAAATATTTTTCTACTATTTCATATTTTTCGTTTTAATACAAAATAGTAAATAACTTTTAATAATAATTAAATGATAAATGATTATGTTGTAAAATTAATAGATAATTTACCAGATGATATTAAGAATGTAAAAAAACCACAATCAATTGATTTAGTATTAGATGGAGGTATATTTAATGGAAGTTATCTTGTAGGAGCTCTATATTTTTTAAAAGAAATGGAAAAACGTAATTATATTAAAATTGAAAGAATTTCAGGATGTAGTATAGGGTCAATCGTTGCTTTTTTATATTACATTGATGGATTAGAACATATGTCTAAATTATATGAAATAGTAAATAAAGATTTTAGGCAAACATACAAATTAAAAATAGTTAAAGAACTTAAAAAACATTTAGAAGACCATATTCCAAAAGATATTTGTAAAAAAGTAAACAATAGATTTTTTATTACATATAACAATATCAAAAAGGGTAAAAAAACTATTAAATCTAGGTACAAAAATGTAGATGAAATAATAAATACAATTATTAAATCAAGCTATATTCCATTTTTAATAGACGGTAACGTTCTTTATGAAAATAAATATATCGATGGAATAAATCCATATATTTTTAATAATGAGCCTAACAAAAAAATATTATATTTAGACTTATTTGGATACGATAAAATAGGAAATTTAATAAATGTTAAAAATGAAAAATCAAATTTTCATAGGGTTCTCTCTGGTTTGTTAGATATACATTCTTTTTTTATAAAAAAAACTAATACACCTATGTGTAGTTATGTTAATGATTGGAATTTTTTAAATTATGGTTTTAATTACTTCAAGTTTTTAATAGAAAAAATTTGTATTTATTTAACATATTTTTTGATTTTAATTAAGAATAAAATTTCTGACGAATTTAAAGAAACAGTATTGTTTAAAATATTATCAAAAATAACATGCGATATTTTTATCATAATATTGGATAATTATTGTTTATGAGTTTAAATTATTTAGCATTTATATTATTTTATTTAAATGGACTCTATTGATATAACTAGTTCTGGATTTTCATTAGGAAATGCTTATGATTTGAATGGAGGAGCCGAAGTAGTAGATTATAAACTATATATTTATATCGGAATTGCAATTTTAGCTCTTGTAATTTCCTTTTTAATTTATAAATTTTATGTAAATAAACAAAAACACGTTACATTTCAAGATAAATTAGATGACTGTTATGATGGGGTTTCTAATACTTAAAATCTATTTTTTGCGTCTTGTTTTGCCTCCATAAATAGCTAATGTTTTGCTCTTGTTAGATTTTGGTTTTCTTTTCTTTGTTTTTGGTTTATTTTCTTTTTTATCATTTTTATCATTTTTATCATTTAATGTTTTCTTTTTAAAATCATCTGGTTTATAGTTTAAAAACCACTCTTCAAATTCTTTTTTGTCGCCTTTTTCTTTAAGTTCTTTATATTTTTCAGCTTTATTTGAACGAATTTCTTCGACAGATTCTTGATGACCATAACAAGTAATACTAAAACGTTTTAACAAATCTTTTTGTTCCAATCTGTTTTTTTGTTGAACATCAAAAAGAAATTTTGACATACATAAAATTCTATCTAAAAATTGATTATAATAAGGCTTGTCAGCATATAAAAATGCCAAATAAAAACTTAACATAGTATCAATTGTAGCAATTTTAACCTTTTGTCCAGATATATTTATAACATTATAACTATGGCACGCTATTGGTTTATAAATAAATGCAACAGTTTCATTGCCTATTTTAATTTCATAATGTAAAGGAATTACTTCGCCAATTGGTTCTCTCTTTATAATTTTTGTATTTTTAATACCTATATCCTTTAAACGTTCTTTTACAATTTCTGCTGTTGTTTCTGGTTCATTTGATAAGACATCAAAATCTGCTATCTTTTCTAATTTATTTCTAAGATTCTTTGGCATATATTCTGAATACAAAGAAATAGCATATCCTCCAAAAAATACAACACCTTGGTTAACTAATGTGTTTCTTATATTATCATAAATTTCATCTGCTTGTGTCTTATTTTCCATAGATCTTTGGAACTCTACTTGATTACAATTTAAATCAGTTATCGGATAATTTTTATTTAAAAGTGATAAACGTTTCATTACCTTTTCCCATCTGCTAATATCACCGGCAGGTCTAGATAACTCTAAATACATTGACATTCTTAAATAATTCGGTGGCGTATATAATATTCCACCAACTCTTATAGAATCTTTTTTAATTGCATTAAAAATGCCTTTTGGGATCATTGTTATATCAGCAACAGGAATATAATTTACGAAAACTTTATATGTTCCGTGATGTTGTCCAGACTTTGCTTCAACATCCTCAAAGCCTTCTTTGTAATAAATATCTGCTAATTCCTTTGCATCTTTTAAAGCATTCGTTGTAAAAAAATCATAATCTGGAATTTCTACATCTTTATTATAAAATTGGTCTTCAGATGGTAATATATTATTAATAGCTGTGCCGCCATAACAAACTAAGTTTTTTCTTCTAATAAAATCTTCAACAATTTTAATAATTTCTCTTATATCATCTGAATTTACAACACGCCTTCCCATTTTTTCTTCTGCTTTATCAACAGCCATACGAAGAATTGCTAATTCACAATCATCAAATGACAAATCTTTACAAATATTTTTATTCTTCGGCATTCTTATATTATGACAATAAAATTTAATTTAAAATAAACATTTTATTTATTTAACGAGCAAATAAATAAAAATTTTTAGAATATTATATTAAAATTTATAATTATTTTTATATTCTAATAAACTTCCATAAAGAACCATAATCTGTTTTAATCTTTGTGAATTTTCTTCATTATGAATTACTTCTAAATCAGATGTTATTTTTTCAATATCTTTTTCAATACATCTTGTCATAGTGTTTATAAAATTGTCTAATAATTCTTTGTTTTCATTAAATTTTTCAATATTTGTATTTAAAATAAACTTATTAAGAGTACTAATTACTTGCTGATTGGTGTCTTCTGATTCCGAAACTTGTAATCCTTCTTTTTCAAAATATTCCTTCATTTTATCTATTACTAATTTATCTTCATTTGATAACTGATACAAGTTTTCGTCTTTTTCTTCTTCACAAGATAATTCAGCTTGTTTATCACAATCTCTTTCAACATCTTCTGTTTCCCATAGTATTAAAATTTTTATTCTTTCAAGAATTTCTTCATCAGTTGGTGTTATATTTACCCATTTATTATCAATAAATGCATTTGCATCCCAAGGTGGATTATCAATATAATATTCACTATAGTATTGTTCCCAAAAATCTTGAATACCTTCTAGGTCATTTATTGCATCAGGAACACTTCTTTCAAAAATAAATTCTGCAACTTTATTGACAAAATAATCTGGAATTTCTGATTTATAACATGTTCCAAATTGTTGAATTACACATGGCCTTTTATAATCAGGACATGCTTCAGAAATAATAAACGGAATTTTATCACTCATTATGTATATAAATATTTATGATTAATCTTTATATATATTTAAAATATATTTATTTGCAGCTTACAGCATCATTTATCACTATTTTATAAAATTGTTCTTTTGGAAAAATAGTAGAACAACCATTACATTGACATTCCTTTTCATTAATTAAAAAAAATCTACCAGCAATATTTGGCAATTTTCCAGAATCAATACAAACTGGACAATTATAATTGATAGGTTCGATAATACTATGAGCAATACTGTTTCCCATTTAATTAAAATAAATTTTGTATTTAAGTATATTTTTTATTTCTTATTATTTTAAAAATTAAAGCTATAATAATCTGTTGTAGAATTTCGTGTAGCATAAGAATAAGCTGGGTTTTGAGGAGTAGGATTTGGAATTGTGACAGGTTCATAACGCAAATTAGCAGGTTTTAAGCAAAACGCATAACCACAATTATCAAAAAATGATGCATTTTCCATCAACAAATTATCAACTGTTTGATAACGCATTGCTATCATTTGACAACCATATGCACGACATAAAATACCACTTGGGTTAGATGGTGATACCCCTTTATCAGGGAATACAATTGTCATACATCTTTTATTAAAATCGGTTAATTCTTGTGTGTCTTGATTATTTTTAATATCATAATAATTATATCCTCTCATAAATACAGAGTTACTTGTTAAATTTACATATTCTAAAAAGTCTTGATTTTGTAAAAAAGAATTATTTAATTTATCAACAATTAATATAACTTTATTTTGAAAGTTTAATAAAGGAACACCTCCTAAATTTTGTCCGGAATTTTCAAAACTATAATCTTTTCCAAGCATAATAGTATCATATGACTTAAATACATTTGCTAAATTACTATACATCTCTTGGTTATTACTTTTTATTCTTAAATGTATTAATAATGGGTCAGTTGGATTTGGACTTGTACCTCCTGAAAAAGAATAATTATTAATTGTATCCATTACACTTCCAAAATCAACTGAATTAAATGTTTCCTTAACGTAATAATCTTCTGTTGTACTTGTAGCAACTACCGGTTGATTATCAATTGAGTAAATTTCAAAATCTAAACAACGAACACCTTGTTTAATTAAAGCTTTTAGATTACAAACATCTACAAAACTGTTTTTATATGTTCCACCTGAACAAGCATTATAAGCAGTTTTAATATAATAATCATATAAATTACCGCTACAATCTGGGTCATTTCCTGTAATAGGTCTTATATTACCATCAACAGTAGAATATAAATTATTCATATAATCACAATTACTATTGTCTAATTTACTTAGGTAAATCATATAACCAATAAAAATTATTAAAATAATAAAAATAAATGAAAGAATCATATAGATTTGGAAATTTTCGCTAGTATTTTTTATTGCGCTTAAATAATCTGTTTGTTGGCTTGACATTTTACTAATATAATATTATACTATTTTTATAATTTTGTTTAAAGTTTTGAGATTAATATTTAGGATATTATCTCTTAATTTAAAAGTGAGGATAAATTACTTAAATATAATATTTTAATATAGTATAATAATGCCTAAGCTTTGTGAATTTGAAACTTGTCGTAAGCAAGCTAGTTACGGTAACTCTTATGGGAACCCATCGCGATGTAAGGAACATAAAGGGGATTATAAATTAGTAAGTCAGTTATGTCAAAATAGCAATTGTATAATATTTTCTTGTTATAATTTTGAAAATGAAAATAAACCAATTTATTGTATGGAACATAAAAAAGATAATATGATTGATGTTAAAAACAAGAGTAAAATTTGTAATTACACAAATTGTATAATAAGAGCAACGTATAATTTTATAGGTGAAAAAAAAGGAATATTTTGTTCAAAACACAAGTTAAATGAAATGATAGATATTCTAAATAGACATTGTGAATTTGAAGGATGTAAAATACAACCAAATTATAACTTTGATAAAGAAACAAAAGGACGGTTTTGTTTAAATCATAAATTAAATGAAATGATAGATGTTGTCAATAATAAATGTGAATTTGAAGGATGTAAAATACAACCTGTCTATAATTTTGATAAAGAAACTAAAGGTCGTTTTTGTTTAGATCATAAATTAAATGAAATGTTAGATGTTGTTAATAACAAATGTAAGTTTGAAGGATGTAAAAAAAATCCATTATATAATTTAAAAGGACAAACAAAAGGAATATACTGTGTAACCCATAAATTAGATAATATGTTGAATATTATTAGTAAAAGATGTTTATATAATAATTGTAATAAAATACCTAATTATAATTATGAGAATGGAAAAAATGGTTTATATTGTTTTGAACATAAAAAAGAAAATATGATTGATATTCGTCATACAAAATGTTCTTTTGAAAATTGTAAAACTAGACCCAGTTTTAATTTTATTAATGAAAAAAACCCTATTTACTGTTCAAGTCATAAAGTATCTAACATGGTTGATATTACACATAAAAATTGTAAATCTAATTTTTGTTTAGGAACAAGAGGAAATCCAAAATACAAAGGATATTGTGCAAATTGTTATCAAAATTTATTTCCAACAGACCCTTTAACATTACAAATGAATTCAAAGACAAAAGAAATAGCTGTTCGTGATTATATTAATTCTAATTTTGAAGGATTTCAACACGATAAATCATTATGGACTGGTAATTGTGATTGTACACATAGAAGAAGGTTAGACCATAGAAAATTAATCGGTAATACATTATTATGTATTGAGACAGATGAAAACCAACATAAAGGATACAATAAAGATGATGAAGAAATTCGGTATGATGATTTATTTATGTTACATGGTGGGAAATTTGTTTATATTCGTTTTAATCCTGATAAGTTTAAGGATAAAAATGGAAAATCAGTTAATCCTATGCTTTACACTCGTTTACCTATTTTAAAAGAAGAAATTGAGAAACAAATTAGTAGAATAGAAAAAGAAGAAAATGAAGAATTATTAGAAATAATAAAATTATATTATGATGAAATAAAGAATTAAAAAAAATATATAGTATATACTTAGTATGGCTGGTGGCTTGATGCAATTAGTGTCCCAAGGACAACAAAATATTATTTTAAATGGTAACCCAAGCAAGAGTTTTTGGAAGGCAACATATAAAAAGTACACAAATTGGGGAAAACAGAACTTTAGGCTAGATTTTGAAGGAACCCCAATATTGGGGTTAACAACTGAATCTACATTTACATTTAAGGTCAAACGCTATGCCGATCTTCTTATGGATTGCTATATATCAATAAATTTACCAAGTATATGGAGTCCTATTATGCCTCCGCAAGAATATACAAACCCTGATAGTTCAACAGGATATACAGATTGGGCTCCTTATGAATTCCAATGGATTGAAAATATTGGCGCACAAATTATAAGCAGAATTACAATAAATTGTGGAAATCAGAAATTACAAGAATATTCAGGACAATATCTTTTAGCGTCAACACAAAGAGACTTTAATGCACAAAAATTGGCACTATTTAATGAAATGATTGGTCAGACAGCTGAATTAAATGACCCAGCAAATTACGGAGCACGTGTAAATGCTTATCCAAATGCATTTTATACAACAAGTCCTGCAGGAGCTCAACCTTCTATAACAGGTCGCACATTATATATACCTCTTGGTGCTTGGTTTAATTTAGTTACAACACAAGCATTTCCTTTGGTTGCTCTTCAATATAATGAACTTCAAATTAATGTCTCATTTAGACCAGTTAATGAGTGGTTTACTATACGAGACGTTATGGATTATACTAATAACTTTCCTATTATTGCGCCCAATTTTAATCAATTTTATATGCAATTATACAGATTTTTACAAACTCCTCCTGACGAAGCATTAGGACCAACATCTTATTTGGATACTAGAACAAATTGGAATGCAGATATAAATTTAAATTGTACTTATTGTTTTCTTTCCAACGATGAATCAGAAATGTTTGCGAAAAATGAACAAAAATATTTAATGAAACAAATTTATGAAAAACCTTATTATAATATAACAGGTCAAAATAAACTTAATTTAGATTCACTTGGTATGGTTAGTAGCTGGATGTTTTATTTCCAAAGAAGTGATGCAAATTTACGTAATCAATGGTCAAATTACACAAATTGGCCATATAATTATATGCCTCAAGATGTTGTACCAGGTTCGACAGCAGGTGATTTTCCAAATCCAGCACCTCCAATACCGCCTGCTACTCCATTTTTAGGTCCAGGTCTTAACCCAGATGGAACTTTAACTGGTCTCTACATAACTGGAGTATATAATCCACAAAATATTCAATATATTTTAGTAGCACTAGGAATATTATTGGATGGTCAATATAGAGAGAATATGCTTCCTTCAGGTGTTTATAATTTTATTGAAAAATATGTGAGAACATCTGGTAATGCACCTCCAGGTCTATATTGTTATAATTTTTGTTTAGATACAAATCAAATGAATACTCAGCCATCTGGAGCTATGAATATGAGTAGATTTTCTAATATACAATTTGAATTTACAACTATATCACCTCCAGTTGACCCATATGCTCAAGTTTTAACTATTTGTGACCCAAATACTGGTGATATTATAGGAATTAACAAACCTACATGGCGCATTTATGATTATAATTTTAATATGTATTTGATTGAAGAGAGAGTTAATATGGTAACATTTATTGGTGGCAATGCTGGTCTCATGTATGCTACTTAAAATGTAAAGAAATATGAATAATATTTAAAGCCTTTTATATATTATTTTCTTTAAGTAGGATTTTAAATTATATATTTTATCGTCATTTTACTACAACAATGTAAGGAACTTATAAAAATAATGCTTCAAAAAGTTCCCTTCATATGAAGAGAAATGATTGAAATTTTGTTGGGAAAGTTTTTTCTAATTTTGAAAATGGACAAAAAAAATGTCCAAAATTGAAATATACAAATACTTTATGTCGAAAATGATTCTTTTACAGCATAATTGAATTTTATGGTCTGGGCACAAAAAAAATAATTCTAGCTTTGTTATGATAATTTTTTTTATAAAAGCTTAAAAATAAAATCTGTCTCTATTTTATGGAGACTTTAGGAAATGAATTTGGGGCAAAAAAGGGCAAAAAAGGGCAGTCTGATTATTATTGTGAAAAATGTGATTATAAATGCAGCAAAAAATACAGCTGGGAAAGACATATTGATACATCAAAACACATCCAGGAAATAATTGGAAATGAACTTGGGGCAGAAAGTGGAAAAAAAGGGCAAAAATATTCATGTGAAAAATGCGAAAAATGTTTTCATACTAATGCTGGTTTATGGAAACATAAACAAAAATGCAAATTAACTAAAGAAGAAGAAAAAGAAAAATCTAATGAACCATCAGATAAAGAATTAATTATGCTATTAATTAAAGAAAATAGTGAGTTTAAAAATATGATGATGAAGGTTTTAGAAAATGGAACACATAATACTACTCATACAAACTCACATAACAAGGCATTTAATCTACAATTCTTTCTTAACGAAACATGTAAAGATGCTATGAATATTATGGATTTTGTTGATTCAATTAAGTTACAATTATCTGACTTAGAGGGAGTAGGAGAGTTAGGTTATGTAGAAGGTATATCTAATATTATTGTTAAGAATTTGAAGGACCTTGATGTTACTCAAAGACCTGTTCATTGCACTGATAAAAAGAGAGAAACATTATATATTAAAGATGAGGATAAATGGGAAAAGGATGAGGAGCGTCTAAAATTACATAAGGTTATTAGAAAGGTTACTTGTAAGAATCAAAATTTAATTCCAAAGTTTAAAGAAGCTCATCCTGATTGTAATAGGTCTTCTTCCAAATTTTCAGATCAATATAATAAGATTATTGTTGAATCTATGGGAGGTTCTGGTGACAATGATTTTGAAAAGGAAGAAAAAATAATTAAAAATATTTCTAAAAAAGTTTTTATTGAAAAAGAAGAATCTCTTTAAGTATAAAATCCAATTTATTATATAAAATGTTAATTATTTGGAATAAAGGAATTTGAAGCAAGTGGTCCGTCTTCTATAAATTCTCCAGTTAAACTATATCTTTCTGGATAATTTGGCATATATTGAAGAGCTGGAGGTTTATATCTTTTATCAAAGAGATATTGTTCTTCTTTAAATTCAGCTAACCAAGTATTTACACCGAAATTAGCCATTGAAGGTTTAGAATACATATTTGATGTAATTATTTTTTCTCGTGTTCCATATCCACTTGTTAAAGGTGAATATGGAGATGTAACTCCAAAAGTTAATTTTCCTGCATCATTATTTCCAGGAACACAACCAGTTGATTTTTTTAAAGGTGGTGAATATGGTTGGCAACCAGGACAGTCTATATCAGCAGAACATTGTTGTCCAGTTATAGAACAAGTTGATTTTGGTCCACAAAAATTTGTACAACTATATGTTGTTGTTAAAGGTAAATTAACTGTGTGACTTGTTGAATTTCCATAATCTTCTTGGTTTTGTCCTGTTGTGAAAGATTCAGTAATATATTTATTACTAACTAAATAATCAACCCAATTAAATATTGATATAACTAAAATAAAGCTAACTATTGCCAAAAATATTATATTATATTGCTTTATCGATAATTCCATATAATATAAAATGATATAAAAATATAAACTGAATTAGGCATTTTAGTAATTAAATAATAATTCAAATATTTTATATCAATTTATTATAAGTAATGTCAGATACAAGCGATACGTCAGCAATTGATGAAAAACAAGACCAGTCAACTTCATCAAATCAGAGTAATTTTATTTCTAATATTGGTGGTTTTGTCGTAACAGTAATTATTTTATTTATTATAATAGCTTTTTATTATGGAAGTAGTGGATTGCTTTTATACGCATGTAAATTAGGTCAATCAAATATTTTGCCAACCGATGTTCATTGTTATCCATATGAAGAAACAAAGGCAAATATTGACCCAATTCAAACAAATATTTTTACTACATTTACAGATCCTGCTTTATCTATGAAAATGAAATTTCCTTATAATGATTACAATTCTTCAAATAAAATTTTAGATATGTTTCGAGAATACAAAAATGAACCAGGATCAAACTTTTTAGCAAACTATTTTATTTCAATAATGGAATCAGTTGTTCAATTCAATTATTCATCGTTTAATTATATTTTAAATATGTTAAATGGTTTGCCAGAAGTATTGCTTGTTTTATTTGGTCCAATAATTGTTGCTATATTATCTACATTTATTTTCTTGGCTGATCATATATATTTAATTTATTTATGGTTTTCCAAAATGGGTTGGTTTTTTAAAACAAATACTAATGATAGTGGAACAGGAAATCCAAAATGGGAAGAAGTTGGATTTGGCAATCCATTTTATTATTGGTGTGCTGTATGGTTAGTCTTTCTATTCATTATTTTATTCTTATTTTGTTTTCCTCTTTTTTCGATTATTGCTTCTCTTGCTATGGGATGGTGTATGTTTTCATGTATGACGTATACAGCAGAAATGAATAATAAATCTATAAATGCTGCTACAATAATTCAAGATGTTTTTAAATATTATAAAATTCCTATTATGGGAATATTTAGCTTCTTAGTAATAGTTAGTGCATTTACTAATCTAGGAACAATTCCAGGAATATTTTCAATAATAGTATTAGCATTAATATATTTTGGAATAATAGCAATTGATATTTTTAAACCAATAAACCAAGAACATTTATCGGCATTATCTAGTTATAATCAAGCAAAAAAAACATGTAGTTTCAAAGAACAATCAAAAGACAAACATGGATTATTATATGATTTATTATTTGGAGGACAAAAAGGTGGTAATTTAACAAAAGAATTAAAAAATATAGGTAAAAAAATATCTCGTAATTAATACTTAAATAAATATTTATTATTTATTTAATGGGAAAGGATAAAAAAAAAAAATCAAAGATACCTTTTATAAGTATATGTACTCCTACATTTAATAGAAGACCTTTTATACCGATTATGATAAAATGTTTTGAACACCAAACATATCCAAAAGACAGAATTGAATGGCTTATTATAGATGATGGAACAGATAAAATAGAAGATTTGGTATGTCATATTCCTCAGGTTAAATATTTTAAATATGATGAAAAAATGAGTATAGGAAAAAAAAGAAATTTGTTAAATGAAAAAGCTACTGGAGACATTATTGTTTATATGGATGATGATGATTATTATCCACCTGAAAGAATAAGTCATGCAGTTGATACATTAAAAAATTCAAAAGCTTTATGTGCTGGTTCAAGCGCAATGTTTATTTATTTCAAACATATAAATAAAATGATTCAATTTGGACCATATGGACCAAATCATGCAACTGCCGCCACATTTGCATTTAAAAGAGAATTATTGAGTAAAACTAAATTTAATGAATTATCTTCTATAGCTGAAGAAAGACAATTTTTAAAAGATTATACAATCCCATTTGTTCAATTAGAATCAATTAAAACAATTTTAGTTTTCTCTCATGACCATAATTCATTTGACAAAAAAGAATTATTAAACCAAGGTTATAATGAAACTATGCATGATTCGCCTCTAACTCCACTAGACATTGTTAAGGAGAAAGAAATATTAAAGTTCTTTATGGAAGATATAGACCCTTTATTAGAAGCTTATAATCCTGGAAAAAGCGAGTTTAAACCGGATGTAATAAAACAAATTGCTGAAATAAAGGAAAACAGAGCAAATCAAATAAAAGAACATATTAAAAAACAAAATGAACATATTAAAAAACAAAATGAATATAATGATACAATTAATAAGATTAATAATAATAATATGATGATGAATCCCCAAGAGGGTCAAAATACAATTAACCAACAAACTTCAATAATACAACAATTAAATATAGAAAACAGCCAATTAAAAGACAAGGTTAAGTATTTAGAAAATAAATTAAAACAACTTTTAAGTGAAAAAATCCAAGAAAAAATTAAAGATAAAAATTCTAACTCTACACAGTTAAATCTTAACACAAAAACAGTTGAACTTTCACAATTGCCACCAAATATAGTTTAAATATTATAATATAAAAAACCGCTTAAAGATATTTTGAGTAAATAAATTATCAATACAAAATGGAATACAATGATAATTTTAATCCTGTATATAATGATAACGATTATATTGGTGATTTTATGGATAATAGTAAAACAATTGAAGATACTAAAAAAATGGACAGAGGATACAATGCAATTTTTAGAATGAGACCTCGTTCAGACGGTAAACTTAAGAAAACCAAAATTGATGTTTATACTAGTGGTGATATTGGTTCTAGCATTAGAGATGCTGAAACTGGTGAATATTTCAGGAGTAATGTAGGTTCTGAGGATGAAGATTTATTTTTTAAGGTTGGTCTTTCAACTGGAGAATGCACTAGTAAAAATAAGTCGTCTACATTATTTTATTTGTCTCCGAATCATTATATGTCTCATATGCAATGTGAATTAGACGAAGAGTTTATTGCTAGATGGGAAACAAAGCGCGATGATAGAACTAAAGAAATAAATATGTCTTCTAATAGTATGACTTCAGTAGTTGTAAATTAAATTAAAATTTACAAAAATCAACATGTTAAAAATTAAATATAATATTGTATTTAATTTTTATTTAACATTATTCACATTCTTCACATTCTTCGTCTTCTTCAACTTCTTTGTCAGCTGTTCCAGTAGCATTTTCCTTGGTGTATTTTTCAATATATCTATATATGCGATTAATATCTAGTTTACCAATTTCATAATTTTCTAATAAATTACTAATTTCATTGTCATCACTATTATTTTTGAGATCAATGAAAAACCCGAATAAATCTTTTTTGTCCATTCCTAATTTCTGGCATAACTTTTGTATAAAAAGTGAATTGTTATATTCAGTTGAGTATTTAGTTAAAACTTTTGTAAACCTAACCTCTGTTGGATTATATTTTTGTTTTTTAATAAATGTTTCATGATATAATTTATTATTTTTAAAGGTTTTAATGAGAGAACTCATTTCATTAAATTGCCATATTTGTTTTTGAAATGTTATTCTATCAATATAATCAGCAAAACAAATATTTTCTAATTGATTGATGTAAAAGGGTACAGAAATTTTTTTATCTGTTTTATCAATAACATCAATAATATTTTCGTGCCAAAGAAGCCCAACGCTAGTTCTATCAGTTTCATTCATAACATTATTATGTTCACTAATTGTATAATAATTGTTTATAAGCTTATTTGTTATTTTTTTAGTATCATCGCTATATGATTTAATTTGTAATATATTTTCAACAATTTCATTTTTAAAAATATCTGGTTTATTTTTTCGAAGAGTTAAAATACTATTTAGTTTTCGTAAATCTCCTTGAACAAATTCAGTAATTTTAGTTTTAATATTTTGCTCAATAGACGGAAGCAATAAATCTACAATATTGCGCGTTTGTATTACATTTGGTGTTTTTAACTCAACTGTATTACAAACTTTCATAAGTTCTTTAATTTTTTTATCTACTCTATAATTTCCAATGCATATAATAGGATTTATTGTTACTTCTTCTAGCTTTTGTTTTTTAGTTTTTTTTGGTCTAATAAGTTTAATTAATGTATTAATTCCACCTTTATCACCATTATTCATTCCATCAATTTCATCCATAATAATAGCTATTTTTCGTGTTTTTTTATTAAATAAACTCATTATATTTTTATCAGACATATTATGTTTTGTTATGTCTTCAATAACAGAAGTATTTCTTATGTCTCCAGCATCGTATCTAATAATATCATAATCAAGTTCTTTTAAAATATTTGTAACAAATGTAGTTTTTCCTGTTCCTGGATCACCATAAACATATATTCCTTTTTTAAATAATATATTATTTTTATTAACTTCAAAATCGTGTAATACGTCTTTAATATAGGAGGACTTATCATCTCTGTTAAGAATTTTATTTATATTTAATCCTTCCATCTTATATATCTAATAATATTCTTTTTATGTGGGTTTTTACCTAATCTATGTTCTTTTAAAAAATTAATAACAACTACTCTGCAATTATTGGAATCATTTTCTATACAATAATTAATTATAAAATAAACATAATTCAAAAAATGCATATTTTTGTACGTGTATCGTTTTATTTCACACCATTTATTGTAATTCTCTCTAAGTATCAAATTAAAGACGAATTCATTATCTCTTCTTATAATGTTTCTTATATAATTTTCATAGTTTTTTATTGATTGTTTAAGAAGATTGTGATATAATGAATAATTTTCTTTGTTTGTAAATATTAATTCTTTTTTTGGTAAAAATTCTTTAATTAAATTAATTAATTCGTTAGGCAAATTATTAATTTTATCTACAAATGTTGTCATTATAAATATATAATAAGTTATATTTATAATATTTAATTATAGTTTATTTTTTATTAAGAAGATGTTTGGCAAGGATTATTGACACCATATGTGATGCCATCCCAACTTAGATCGCAATTAGATGCCCATCTGTATTTATTACAATTTCCTTGAGAACCAGTAAAAGAAGGACTATTAAAATTCATTACTAAATGTTGGTTTCCTCCATTTGAGGGACATGTTCCTAAATCTTTTGTGTTTGTGCAAGTAGTATCATTGCCGGACCCATCAATAATCCAATAATCAGGGCATTGGGGCACCATAGGTGGCCAGTGTTGATCCTTAGCATACGTTAATGCTATACCTATAAATATTAAAGCAATAATTAATATTACGATAGCAGAAAAAAGTACAATTTTTTGAAAACCTTCCATATAAAATAAATAAATATAATTTTTTCTATTTGCCTATTTTATATAAATGAATAAAGTTAATAATGGACGTGTAGACATAAAAAGCCCAAATACAACAACCTTATTTCAAATGTACGACAAAATACCAGCTAATCAATGTGTAACATTTAGGAATGCTACTGAAGGTTTGTGGAGTTCAACTCCTTTGTCGCAAGCTTTTTTCTCTCAACAAAATATTTTAATGATTCAAAATGGTATTAGAGCTGGTGTTTATAACAGATCCAATGGACAATATGTTATTGGTCCTCAAGATTGTGATTCACTTAAAATAATAATGAGAAGTGTATTTTTGCAGCA